TGAAGTGGATTGGCATTTAGGTGCAAGAAATAAAGGTATAGGTTTTGAAAATCATCAATCATGGCAAGGCAAGGTATACAGTAAAAGTCAGCTAAAGACTATATGCGGTTTTGGAGATATGCTTGGGCTTCATGGGATTAATTGCAGGCATATAATATTTCCTTTTATACCCGGTATATCAAAGCGAAAGTATACAGATGAATGGTTGGATGAGCAAAACAGAAAAGAAAATGAAAAGAAAGATTATAAAGGCAAAGAATTTGATACATATGAAGCTTCACAAAGACAAAGGCTGCTAGAAAGAACTATCAGAAAGTATAAGCAGGATATAAAGCTTTTAGAAAGAGCTGAAGCCGATAAGGACATAATCACATTAAAGAGAGCAAAACTCAAAGCGGTTGAAAAGGAATATGTGGACTTTTCAAAAGCTATGGGGTTAAAGCAACAGGGTGAGAGATTAAGGGTCAGTGATGCATATAATTATAGTGGGGTTAAATTTCCTGAAGTAAAATTAGGAACAGGAACTTCAGATAGCAATAACGATAATGGAAGTGTTTTACCTCCGGAAAAAATAGGAACTATAGATCCTGCGAATACAGGCAAGGCAATTGAATATTATAATGATAAAATACGCAACTCTGATATAGAAAATGCTATCATTATTGATAGATATGGAAATGTACGCTATACTAAAGGGGATGAAGACAGTGTAATGTTTGGTGGAATAGATTTAACCGGTGCCACAATTACTCATAACCATCCTGAATCTAATGGTATTGTATCTTTTGGTGAAGATGATTTTGTTTTTATAAGAGACAATCCCGGTATTAAGGAACTCTTTGCTGTTAATTCTGAATATACCTATTCTGTTAAAGTTACATCCGATATGAGTAAATTATTCTATTCTGAATATAATAGAAAGGCAATGTTAGAAGCAGAATTTACACCGGATTTTGATATTCAACATAAAGTATTTGAAATATTGGATAGGGAGGGAAAAGTAAAATATGCTAGAGAAAAATATAACCCTTAAACAAAGAGAAAAGATTGAAGAAATAAAAAAAGAATGGGGGGATGAAATAGATAAAATTCCTGAAAAAAAATACCCCCAAGGGGTGTTTGTACTTGATGGAGGAAATAGCAGAGATTATACTAAACTATCAAAAAAATATTTACAAATGATACAAGAAGTACTTAAAGAATCTGAATAGTGTCAAAATTAAAGCATCTTAGCGGGTGCTTTTTTAATACAATTTTGCCGGTAGATTAGGCGTAAAACAGTCAGCACATGAGAGCAACCTCGTAAAAAGCGTAGTGAAAGGAGCAACATGAAAAGAAGGTTTTTAGAAGACATGGGTCTTACAAAGGAACAAATAGACAGTATCATGGCGGAAAACGGTAATGATATTGAAGCGGCAAAAAGTGAAGTAGAACAGGTTAAAACTGAACTTGAACAGACAAAGACACAGCTACAGGAAGCCAATACAACCATAGAAAGCTTTAAGGACTATGACCAAGTAAAGGCACAAGTAGAAGACTATAAGAAGAAATATGAAGACTCCAAAGCCGAATATGAAGGCAAGATTGCGGATATGCAGTTTGATTCTACACTTGAAGCTGCTATAAATGCAGCAGGAGGAAGAAGTGCGAAAGCTGTAAGAGCCTTACTTGATGTAGATGCACTTAAGTCAAGTAAAGACAGAAGCACTGATATTAAGACAGCTCTTGAAGCTTGTCAAAAGGAGAATTCATATCTGTTTGGTAGCGGCGAACCCATCAATAACCCTGTTGCAGCTACCGGTGGCGGCACTGGGGGTATGGATGCAAGTACTATTTCACTAAGAGCTGCCATGGGACTCAGTACAGAAGATAAGAAGTAAGAAAGGAATAAAGGAATATGGCAAATAACATTACATTAGCGAAGAATTATACTGACCTACTTGATGAGGTCTACAAGAATGCATCAGTTACCTCTGACCTTACAAGTGATGCAACAATGATGAGAGCCGGAGCAAATGCAAAAGAAATTCTATATCCACAGATTGAAGTTTCCGGTCTAGGAGATTATGACAGAAACAGCGGTTATACAAACGGTTCCGTAAATGTGGTATGGAAGAGTACAACATTTAACTATGACAGAGGTACAAAGATATCTGTTGATACTATGGACGATCAGGAGACATTTAACATTGCTTTCGGTATGGCAGGAGCAACACTTCAGAGAGAGAAGGTAGCACCTGAGGCGGACGCATTTGTATTTGCTACACTTGCGGGAATAACAGGAATTTCAAAGGCTACGCCCGCTACCTATGCAGGTGCGGAACAGTTCCTTGCAGCTTTACTTGAGGCAAAGAACAAGATGGATGAAGACGAAGTGCCGGAAGAGAATAGATTGCTTTATGCAACTCCTACGCTCTTAAACGGTGTTATGGCACTTGATACTACAAAATCAAGAGAGATTTTGGCAACATTTGCAGTTAAGAAGCCCGTGCCACAGTCAAGATTTTACACAGTTATAGAGCTACTTGACGGAAAAAGTTCAGGTGAGGAGCTTGGTCACTACAAGAAGGCTGCAACCGGTAAGGATATAAACTTTATGATTGTACACAAACCTGCAATTATTAAGTTTGATAAGCATATTGCTTCAGACATTATCGCACCTGAAAACAACCCAAATGCGGATTCTTATATCTCAAAATACCGTAAATACGGGCTTGTTGATGTGTATAAGAACAAGGTTGCAGGAATTTATTTAAGTCACAAGGCGTAAGAAAGGAGTATTGCATGAGAGAAGTTGGAATGGGCGTAAGTATTGAAGCTAAAAGCGATGAGATCATTGAGACACTTAAGGCAGAGAATGAAGCTTTGAAGGCAGAGAATGAAGCTTTGAAGGCAGAGGTTGCAAAGGCTAAGAAGGCAAAGGAATAGAGGTGAGGCACTGATGGGAATATATGCAGATAACGATTTTTATACAGATGAATATTTGCAGGGTAGGAATCCGACCATTAGTGCCGGATTCAATTACTATGCAAGAGGTGCAAGTAAAATAATAGACTTATACACATTTGGAAGGCTTGAAGGAGTAGAAGATATTCAAAAAGATGTAAAGTTTTGCTGTTGTGAATTAGCTGAATTAATATTTGAAAATGAAGCACAGTTAAGAGATACAGGAAATAAGACATCTGAACGGATAGGATCCTACTCTGTAAGTTTTTCAAGTAAAGCGGATGGTGAAGATGCTTTTAAGTCAAAACAGTATGATATTGTGATTAAGTGGCTGGGCAATACAGGGCTTTGCTATAGAGGGCTGTAATATGTTTACTAATGCAGACATCACATTGTATTTATGTAGTAAAGAGGGCAAGCTTGAAAAGTTTACAAGGCAGATAGTTAAAAATGTGTACTGGGAAGATGTAGAACATTCTACATTCATTAAAACAGGGCAAAGAGGTAGTTGTACAGCATTAGTTATGATACCTCTCAGTAGCCTTGGAAAAGCTATTAACTTTACAAAGGGCAAGGATTTAATGGTTAAGGGCGCTATTGATTTTGAGTTTGATAACACTTCTCAGGCTACTATTTCAGAGGGTATAGTAAAGCTAAAGACAAATCACAAAGTATTAACGCTTGTATCAGTAGACGAAAGGTTGTATGGCAGTAAGTCAGTGCAACATTATGAATTGACCGGTAAGTAGGGGGGTGGTAATTTGATTAATGGAAGTTTTAATATACAACCTACAGAATTAATATTAACTCAAAAAGGACTTAATAAGATGGGAGAGGTGCAAAAGGTAGTTGATTCTGAATGTATGAGGTATATGGAACCATATATACCTAAAAGAACAGGGGTATTGATAAACAGTATGTTACTCTCAACTGTCATAGGTTCAGGAGAAATAAATATAAAAACCAAGTATGCACATTATATGCATGAAGGAATAGTTTATGTGTCTCCTACAACCGGAAGTCCTTTTGCTAAAAGGAATGAGGTCAAGGTACCTACAACAAGGAAACTTACTTACATAGGTGCACCGATGAGAGGAAGAAAGTTCTTTGATCGCATGAAGGCAGACCATAGAAATGACATTCTAAAAGCGGCGCAAAAAGCGTTGAATGGAGTAATATGACGATTATAGATTTTATGAGAGAGAAAATCACATCTTATCCTAAGATATCGGAGTTTCTTATAAACAATGATATCCATATAGATTTTACAGAGCCGGAGCCTACTAATTATGGTCTATCAAGCAATGGTGATAGATTACTTAAGGAAGATTTACTGGGGGTTCAAACAAGAAGGCATAACTTTGTTCTGTATGCCATAGGGCAGTCAATTAATGATTATAACAGACTTGCTAACA